CACCTCCCACAAGTATTTACTCCTTTACTATCTTTCTGATACGGATAAGTATTATAGAAGACGGGTCTTCCGCTCTTCCGTAGGAGTTCCACAAGTCTCGGTTGGCGTTGTCCCAGTTGGTCTAATAGTGCTGGTGGAGCACCTTCCTTCTGCTCCTCTGGTGCTTCTCCATACGGGTCAAAAAAGGTTATACCTTTCTTCTTATTCAATAAACAACACCAATGACCCGCAGTCGGACTTGATGTTAGGAAGAGCAATATACATCTGCCCTTCTTATCAAAAATCTGCGATATATCACTGACCTTATTCAACTCGGGATAAGTAATGATACTAATATCATCACCTAATATCTTCCGTATATCACCATCGGAGAGCGGGTAATCTTTGACTTCACCGAGACCAACGGGCATATTATCTATACTATATACAGATAAAGAAATGTATGGCTCACCATTAGGTAAGGATTGGCGTGTAAAAAAAGTAAAAACCGACGAACCTCTACAAAAGTTCAAGAAGGATAAGCCAGTGCTTTCTACAAAGACGGGAAAGGAACTCGTGGAGAAATCGTGTAGTCCCCAAGAGTTATTATGGTTGGATAGTTGGTTAGATAATCTTGTGCGGTCCCGTTCATTACCTCCACAATGTAAGGGCAAAGACGCTTTTAACGCACTCACGCAGTTTCTTTCGGCTCCCGATGTTCTGTCGGTTCTGGAACTCTTACGGAAAGACTTTCTGGCTTCGCACCCGCAGAAGGCGGAGGAGGTTGATGACTTCCAGTTTCTTCTGGCGGAGTTGGGGGCATATCCCGCACATCAAAACCTACCTCTCCCCGACGACCACAACAATCGGAGATAAGTCTATGACCTCTAACTGCTTGGAACACTTTATAGGCGATAAACAAGACCGCCATCGTTGTTGTGCTGACCCCAGCGGAAGCCAAAAGTGAAGCGTCCATTCTATACTTTATGAAGAGATTTTAATCGTTCCAGTTCCTTTCGTTGTGTATCCAGATAAGGCTTCGCAACAAAGCGGTAATGTATCGCACACACACTCATAGCACCAAGAATAGCCCACATCATCTACTATAATAGGACAAGTAATCTTTAAACTTTACGATAAGATAGACAAGATAGGCGTTTCGCAAAGTTTCTCACGAGGAGGCATTTTTTTTGGAGCCAAAAGTTTGCGTTTTACCTATCTTACCTATCTTATGAATGGGTTTAAAGTTTCCACACCTATTATATCCAGATGGAGTGTATCAAGTGTAAGAAGAAGATAGACCCGCATTTCGGGTGTGATGTCTGCGAATGCGAGAAGTGTAGCCGTTGTGAGAAGTGCGATGTTCGCCTTTGTCGCAACTGCGATAATCAGTCTGCTTTTTTGAACTGGTTTGAGAAAGATGGAATAGAGGTCTATTGGTGTGAAAAGTGTATTAAAAAACATAAGAAGAAACCTACGGGTTCAACACAAGCCAGTCTATAACCTATACAGATATTTTATTACTGATTGAGAACTCTTGCGTGGTGTAGGGATACGAGCCATTGCGGGTAATGTTTGTATAAGCAAACCCATCGTCCCATCTTTTTCATATCACGGCAATCGTCCTTTGAGAGACCGATGTGGGTTTTGAGGAGATAGGATAAGGCGTGGAAACTGGTCGCCATTGGATATACGACGATATGGGTTGCTTCGTTGAGGAGCAAGCGGGTCTTTTTGTAGTTTGTGCGAACTACATCCTCTTATTTTCATAAAAGGGCGGACTATACTTTCTGGGTTCATCGGAGATTGCTAATCTCTTCCCCCACTCTGCTGGTAGTCTCTGGGACATATTCCATAGTCTTGCGTAGCGACATTAGGAATAGTCTGCGGATTACCCAATCCTATTCGTTATTACCATTGGGATGCGACATTACCGCAGTTCCCTCATCTCCCTTTCGGAAGTGAGGTGGTAGAATAGGCTATAAGGGACTTCCCGCATATCGCAGATAAGCATCGCCTTATTAAGCGACACATACCCCACTTTGGTTAAGGTAGTGCGAGAGGCAGAGCATAGTAGTATTGGTGTGGCGACCCATCGTAGCCAAGTCATCTATTAGTTTATGGACTACTTTTTCTGCGGGACCAGTGAAAGTATCATAATCGTCAAAAATCACACAACAATCCTTAAACTCATCTAACTCTGGGAAATCATCAATAAGAGTTTGAATGTTAATGCGTTTGGGAGGAGGTTTCATTGTATCCAAAGTATTATCCTCACCAAGTTTGGAAATCAGATAGACTTCACGGGAAGGGTGTAGTTTCTTATACATTTCCGCAATCCCTTTGGCGATGTAGGATTTGCCCGAACCAGAAGCACCAGCGATATACCACACTTCACGCTTGGTCGGGTCGGGAGATGGAACTAACTGGAACTGACTATCATCTGGGAGATTAATAGATGTGTCCTTTGCTTCATCAGAGAGAATGCGGTCGTAGAGTTGTTTGCCTAATGAACTCTCTCCAACGAGTTGCTCGGACGCAAGACCTTTCTGCCGTGCTTCCGCCAATCTATTCATTAACTTCACTCGTTCTGCGGGTTTCACATCTCGGAGTTCCGTAGCGTATTTGGAGGCACTAATCTCCGCCTTCTTGCCCTTGTATCCCTTCTTACCCTCATCTCCCTCGTGGAGATACAACACTTTACCATCGTCATCACCACCCTTTACCAACGCAATAGGCTTCGCACCTTTGGACTTATCAAAGGACAGAGACGGCATTATACTTATACCCAATATTTTTTCAAAAAGGCGAAAACACTAAATCAAAACTATATGATAGGATAGTAAAACTCTATGCTATTATATTGTTTGGTGAGAATGGAGATTACTGGAACTTACACATTTGTTTCCAAATAGTGCTGGATTTCATTGTGCGTCATAGCGGGATTATTGGCTTTGGCGGTTGCGAAATGTGGTGCTACTTCACGCTTATAGACATTACTGAAAAACTCTGTTTTGGTTCCTTTGGGTTTATTAGGGATTTGGTCGCCCCAAATCACACGACCCATTTGCTTCTTTGTTTGTCCTTCGTGTCCTTCATTAAGTTCTCGTGGAGGGTCTCCACTCAAAGTAGGAACTTGTTTGAATAGTTCATCTGCGATTGTTCTGTATCCCAGTGATGTTGCTGGGGCACGATAGGCGAAATAATGGGCGGCGTTTTTCAGTTCCGAAGCCAATCTATTCGCAATCTTCGTCTTTTGTGCTGCGTCCCGTGATGCGTCTGGTGGAGGCAAGTGTCCTACATCTATCTCCGCACCACCACGCAAATCTCCATCGTGCTTGGGGTTTTTTTGGAGGTAGGAATATACACGAGCCATCGCCCACATCTCCTTACTCAACTTCTTACTCATAGGAGCATTCACACCTTTCTTAAAAGAACCCTTCATACGAACGGATTGTGGATTTGTCTTGTAAGCACCAATCCCACGATTATAGACTTCTTGGAGAGTAGCAAGAGGTTCGCCACTAATCTCCGCCAACTCTTCCAACGAATACCCTTTGTCTTCTAACTTGTGCTTCTTCAAGAAATCTGTGCGTTTCGTTCCACCACGCAACTTTTTCGTATTGTGGGTCAATGATGCTTGAATGAGTTTCTCTATCTCGTTGAGGTGATTGAGAAGTTGGTCTTTTGATGTTGTCTTCATAGCAGAGGCAATGTGTCCCAATAGGGTATGCTCCGTCTTCAAGAAATCGGGCAGAGAATACACACTCGCCATACGGGCTTTGAACTGGTCTATTTCAAAACGAACCTTATCCAAAGGAACATTCTGCTTGTCCTCTAAAAGTTGAATGAGAGTTCCAACATCGCTCAATAGAGAGTAGAGACGACCCAAATCAGAGTTTAGAACGGGTGTTAGACCTTTGATAGTCTTCTCATCACCACGAAACTTCGCCAACGCAAACTCTCGTTTGAGGACTTTGAATGGATTGTTCTCGGCTTTGTAGAAAATAATATCTTCGCTCAATGATTTCCCAATGTCTTCAAAGGACGGATTGAGTATCTTCTCTCCATTGTGGAACTCATAGATGATAGAGAAATCTGTGTATTTGTTATTCTGGACGAACCCTATTGTATCCAGTTTTGAAATCACTGGCGAACTGAATGCTTCTTGTAGAGTGATACGACGACCACGCACGACCTTTGACCCATTCAGAACTTCGGGCACCGACCATCGGACAATGTGGAACTTCAACTTTTTCCGAGCAATCAAGAAATCTTCTGGCGATGATTTGTCTTTCAGCAGTTCATCAGCAGAACGCTTCTCTCCTTCCGTAATAACTTTTGCCTTATAAAGTTCATCAACCTTCGCTTTGGATTGTATGGGATTATATCCAACAATCTTTCCATCAACCAGTCCAGCATCAAGCGGTATTACTCTCCACTCTTCTATTGACCCAGCCTTAATGTCGCCAATAAAGACATTCTTCATTCCACGAAGGTTTTTGATAATCGTCTGGAACTCTGACGCAAGGTCATCAAGAACTTTTGCTTCATTCCCTTTGCGTTTCACGATTTCAAAAGCATCGTAATCACCAGCGTATTGCTGACTGCGGAGCGACATTGAACCAAGAACCTTCACATCTTTACCTCCGCTAAACGACATCGCATCTAATATAGCCATCGCATCAGACGGGTAGTTCTCGGGATATGACTTTGTGCGGAGTTCATCAGCCATACTATCTATATACTAATCACATATTTTTTACGACAAGATAGGTAAGATAGGCAAACCGCAAACTATTCGGATTGACTATATTATTGTTTCTCGTGGGACTTTACTATTTGCCTATCTTGCCTATCTTAATACTTACCAGCCAGTTCAAGACGCTTGACGAAGTTCTTTTTAATATTGGCGACAGATGAACCCTCATATACCACAATACGAGGACCACCAGCCTTTATCAAATCTGCTGATAGTTTCACATATCCATCACGAGTAGTTGGGAGTTGTCCTTGACGGGTTGGGATTACAAATGCGGGAGCGGCTGCGGGAGCGGGTTTGGCTAATAGAAGTTTGCGACGGACTTGACCTTCGGGTCCAAGAACGAACCTATCTCTACCAAGTGCCTCGTTCTCTTGACGGAAGCGTGTAGGGAGTTTGTTATACTTCTTAACACCTTTGCTTGTGATTGACCGAGTTGCCGTAGAACGAGCCGTTGGAGCACGAGCAACACTGCGAGCGGGTGCTTCTTCTGCTACACTTACCCGTCCAGATGGAGGTGCTGGACGACGAGCCATAGAGGCGGCAGAAGGAGCACCAAAATCAAGATTGAACCCTTGTGTATCTGGGTCAAATCGCCCACGAACACTATCTACCGCCGAAGTAGCCGCACGAGAACTGCTTTCACGATTACGATGACCTCTGCGTTGGTCTCCTACAAATGTGGAAGGTGCGGTGCTCTGTTGTTCTTGTGCTTCGGCTTCACCAAAGTATTCATCTGCTCCACGACCATTACGAGGGAAGAACATACCAGAGTTGAACCCGAATACTTGCCGTTCATCTTCATCAAAATCACGGGCAGAACGACTTACACCCGTTTCGTCGTCGTGTGCCTCATCTTCACGAGGACCCGCTGGACTATCAAAATCACTATCATCATCATCATCATCTCCGTCCATATCGCCTTGTGCGTATCTCTGGGCTTGTTGGGCGGTAAAGAGCCTATCCGCATTCGCAGTTCCAAGCAGACCACTTGGGTCAGCATCAACGGCATACTTCAACATCTTTGAAAAGCCAAGAGACGACACCAAGTTCTTTGATAGAGCAATACGCTCGGGATTGGAAAGGTTCTCGCCTTGTTGCTGGGAGATTACATTCAGAGCCTCTTGCTGACCCGTGAGAGGATTGAACCGAGTTTCTTGACGCTGGACGGGAGCACCAGCAATCATACGGGTTAGATACACATTCAACTTTGTAAAGATGACTTGGAGTGATAGTGCCGTTTCACGAGCAGTAGCAGTCATACCAGCACTCTCCGTTTCATCGTCCAGTGTGCCGTTGAGG